CACAGCAACCTCCGGGCTTTGGTAATTGGAACGTGGCTCCAGGCGGGCCAGGCGGATTTGGCGACCTGTTTCCAGGCGGCGAAGGTGGTGGATTCCCAGGTATGCCAGGCGGCTATACGCAACCCGGTGGGCCTGGTGGCTTTACTCCTCCTCCTGGTTTTCCGGGCGGTGGGCCTCCTCCGGTTCCTGGTGGAATGCCTCAACAGGCTGCACAGGAAGATGCTCGCAGGCGAGCGGCAGCGGTTCAGAAGATGACATCCGCTGGGCCTCCGCAGGCTCCCGTTGGGCAACCTTCTAATTGGAAAGGTGACCTTGGCCTAAACACTTATGCGGCTACGGGTCGTACTCCGCCCAATTTTGGAATGCCTCAAGGGCCAACAGGGCCAACAGGCCCACAAGGGCCAATAGGACAACCCGGTATGGCAGGGGCAGAAGGGGAAGCTCCTTCGATGCCAACGCCGACACCATTTCCGGGGTCGGATGAATTCCAGAACCTTGCCACGCAGCGAGGGCAGGATATGACAACTCCGATGCCTCCGACTCGCCCGAAAGAACCAGTTTGGGCAGAGGATACTCAGTTTACTGGTGATCTGTTGGGTGAAACGCAAGGTGCCACATGGCCACGGCGACCCGTACCGACACCTCAGACGACTCCGACACCGCCTCCGGTAGCTAATCCTATTCAGGCTCATCAGTATGGGCCGACGATTGGTGACTTGATGGAGCCTGTGCCGCAGCCTCCGGTTCCCACAACGGGGCCAAATCCGCTGCCGACTCCGAGTCCGACTCCGATGCCGAGTCCACAGACTATGCCGATGCCGACGACGCCCGGACAGCCGATACAGCCGGGTCAACTGGGGCCGGGGCCATCTGGCTTGGCTTATCCTACTCCCGGTAGTCCACAGCCGCAGCCGCCTCGTACTATGGACTTTGATTTCCAACCTCCTAAGTCTCCACTTAGACAGCCTCCGCTGACTCCCGGTGCAAGGCCAGCGGGCGCGCAGGGGCCAACGGGGACTCCCGGTGCAGCGGGGACTCCCGGTGCAAGGCCGGGTTCGAGGCCAAGCCCAAAGACATCGCCAAACCGGAGAGCAGGTAGGCGGTATCGTTCACCGGGGAGTCGATAAATGGAATCGAGAGAGTGCAGCCAATGCTGCTGTGATTTCCCTTTGACCGATGAGTATTTCCATCGGGATGCCAGCAAGCCAGATGGGTTCAAGACCGTCTGTAAGATGTGCCGCTTGGAGGAGAATAAGCGGAAAGAAAACGACGAGATTGATGACCGTATCCAGAAGCTGGAAGAACGGGGAATCAAGCTGCTTGATACGCTCGTGACGGGGGGGAGTAATATCCCCCACATGGCTGAGACATATCAGCGGATCATGGAAGTGTTTGGCGGGCCGATGGGCTTTGCACAGCACTTCCTCGCTAACTATCTCAGCACCAAGCCGGGCAGCGCAGCGAGAGGGAAGCAGATCAGCACGATTATCAGTCTCGGCGTCAAGGTGAGCGAGTCTGGGGCTGCTGAAAAGAGCTTGGACGGAATTACCGATGAAGAACTGGAAAGCGAAATCAATGCAACTGCCAGGGCTTTGCTTCTGTTCAATGATGGATCAAAGAAAGTGGAAATGGAGGATTCCAAGGTAAATGTCGGAGAAACAATGGCCTCTTGAGCCTGCCGAGGTTCCTGATTCTTACAGGCCGGAAGTAACAGAGCAGCAGAAGCGGGAAATGCGTTTGCTTTATGCAGAACGCTCCCGCCGACGCATCGAATCGCTTCGACTTTACGAGCCTCTGCCCTTCCAAGAGGCATTCCACGCCAGTGGTGCCAAGGAAGTCCTCATACAGGCTGGAAACCAGGTAGGCAAGTCGCTCTGTGCGTTTGTCGAGGACGCGAGGGCGGCCACAGGCCAAGATCCCCACAATAAGTACCCCAAGGAGAACGGGGTGATGGTGTGCTTGGGCATGGATGAGGGGCATATCGGAAGAACGATCCATAAGTACCTGTTCCGGGCAGGTGCATTCAAGATTATCAGGGACGATAAGACCGGATTCTTCCGGGCGTGGAAGCCGTGGGTTGAAAGCGACTGGGCAAGGAAAGAAGACGCCAAGCCCGCACCGCCGCTGATCCCCCCAAGGTATATCAAGCGGTTTGCGTGGAAGAAGCGGGCACAGCATGTGTTTGAGGTCTGTGAACTTCATAACGGCTGGACAATTTACGCGATGGGTAGCAAGGGTGACCCGGCACAGGGGTTCCAGGCCGATCTTGTGCATATCGACGAGGATCTGGAAAAGCCGGAGTGGTACGACGAAATGATTGCCCGCCTTTCCATGAGAGAGGGCAGGCTCAGGTGGAGCGCCCTTCCCCACGCCAAGAACGACGCCCTTGTGAACCTCTGTGAGCGTGCCGAGGACGAGGAGAAGCTGGAGAAGCCATCAACGGTCGTTATCCGGGCAACGATCTTCGATAACCCGTTTATGCCCAAACAGGTCAAAGAGGAGAACATCAAGCGGTGGCGAAAGCGGGGCGAAGACGAATATCGTAAGCGTGCCCTTGGGGAGATGGTCACAGATAGCGTCCTTATGTACCCCACCTTCTCCAAGGATCTCCACCGGGCTATCAGGCACGAAGAACCACGCACAGAAGTTCAGAAGATCCTCACAGAAGCCAAAGGAGAGCCACCCAGAGACTGGTGCAGATATATGGTGGTTGACCCAGGGCACAGTGTTTGTGCAGTGACCTTCTGGGCTACACCCCCTCCTGCACTAGGAGATCACGTAGTGTGCTATGATGAGCTTTATCTACAACAGTGTACGGCGGAAATCTTTGCAGAATCAGTGATGCGAAAAACACGGGAACACCTGTTCCAGTCGTTTATAATTGATGCACACGGGGGCCGGATCAGGGAAATAGCGAGTGGTGTTTTACCGAGGATTCAGTACACACGGGAGTTAGAAAAGAGGGGCGTGAGGAGCCTGGAGACAGGAAGTGGGTTTTATCCTGGCAGCGATGATATTACTGGCCGGGAGATGAAACTCAGGGACTTGCTCCATGTAGGGGCTGGAGGTACGACGAAGATGCTGGTTGTCATGGAAACGTGTCCCAATCTTGTGCGGGAATTTTTCCGTTTCAAGAAGAAGGTAATGAATGGATTTATCACAGATGAGGGGATGAGGCGGGGAAATTGCCACGCAATCGAGACGTGCGAATATGCGGCGGCTCATGGAATGAAATACATCAAACCCCCTTATAATCCGACTAAGGATACGGTTGTGACAAGGATCATCAAAGAACGGAATCAGAGAGCGAAGCAGCGTCGTATGAATTCTAGTCTTAGGAGTGGTGGTTACCGCTCCTATATTAACCTTGGCCCTACTGGAGAATGAGAGATGGATGCTCCCACGAATGAAGAACTTCATAACTTTAAGATGCCGGAGGTTGTCATTGGTACGCCGGTTACCTACTACCCCACCGGAATGACCGAGGGATCTGACGTGAGGGTTGGTTTTATTATTCGCGTGTCGCGTTCTGGAAGGAATGTGGTGGTGCGAACGGCTGACGGCGGGCACTTTGAATCTGTTCGCCACATTGATGACCCCAAGCTGAGGCTTAACGCAGACCACCGTGAGGCAGGTGCGTGGGACTTCACAGCCTTTCACAAGGCCGAGCTTGTCGAGAGGAAGAAGATTGTGGGCAGGCTTGACAAGCTGGAAGGCCGCAAGTCGGCCAAGCCTCCTGCCCCTGAAAAGATTGAGGAGCCGTATTCCAATCTTCGGGCCAGGGCCATCGAACTGGGCATTGAGTTCAAAGGCAATCCCAAGCGACAATGGCTTGAGGTTAAGGTTGCCGAGCATGAAAACCGAACGCAGGAGCATGAGGTAAATGCCTAAATGGGATAAGTCTTCTCACCCCACTGCTCCGATAGTTGATCTGTGGCTTGAGAGGATCAAGGACGCCAAGAAGCACAAGCATGACCGCTTTGGTAGGTATGCCGATGAGTGCATGAAGTTCTTTGATGGCGCGCATGATTGGATGTGGAAGGGCGAGTACGCCAAGGCTCCCGGTGGCTTCCTTGACAAGGAATCCCAGGGGGCTGCGCCCACCTTTCGCATGACGGTGAATCGCGTGTTTGAGGCCGTGGCGCTTTTTGGGCCGGTCTTGTATCACCGCAATCCTGTTTTGCAGGTGACCCCCCGCTTTGGGCCGGAGGTTGCACCGGAGTCTTTGGGAATCAACCCGGAAGATCCCCAGATGCAGCAGCATTACACGCACTTTCAGACCCAGCAGAAGTTTATCTCTGAGATCAAGCGAACCCACGCTTCGATCAAGGAGCATTATCTTAACTGGTTGCAGCATGAGGCTGACAAGAAGGTTCAATGTCGTCGTGCGATCAACGAGGCGATCATCAAGGGGATGGGTCTTCTCTGGACAGAGATGCACCAGCCCAAGGGGTCTGAGATTCGGCATCCCAAGAGCCACTATCTTTCGGTTGACGATCTTGTCATAGATCCTGATGCCCAGTATTGGGAAGACATCCAGTGGATTGCCCGCAAGGTGGTTCACCCGACCTGGCTTGTAGACAAGAAGTTCAAGCTCAAGGGGGAGCTTACCGGGAACCTGGAGTCGCTTGGTACGCAGGGGATGTACAAGGCGAAGGGCGGGAAAACGTCCAGCGAGAAGCGGGACGCCAAGACCTTTGACCTTCTGGAATACTGGGAAGTCTACACGAAGTGTGGCTTTGGTGACCGGCTCCGCTCTGCCAAGAACAGCAGCAAGAAGTCGAAGTACAACTGGGGCCAGTTTGGCGACTTCAACTACCTTGCTGTCAGCCGGGACGTACCGTTCCCGTTGAACCTTCCCTCAGAAGACCTGAAGAAAAAGAGCTTTGAGGAAGTGTTCATGCAGGTACAGTGGCCGATTCCTTTCTGGACGGACGGGGGCTGGCCTTTCAGTAAGCTCTCCTTCCACGACAAGCCGAAGGAAATCTGGCCCATCTCACTGATTAAGCCTGCTATTGGCGAGTTACGTTTCGTCAACTGGTGCATGTCTTTCCTTGCCGACAAGGTTGCCGCATCCAGCACGACTTATGTAGCGATAGCCAAAGCAGCGGGGGCGGAGATTCAGGATCAGATCAAGTCTGGTCTTGGCCCCTACACCCACATCGAGATAGCCGAGTTGTTTGGGCGCAGTGTGACGGACGTGGTTTCGTTCTTGGATGCCCCGCAGTTCAACTCGGACATCTGGCAAATGGTGAGCCAGGTTCTTGACTTGATTGACAAGCGGACGGGCCTGACGGAACTGATCTACGGTTTATCCGGCCCAACCCAGATCCGCAGTGCGGCAGAGGCGGAGATCCGCAACCAGAATGTATCTATCAGGCCAGATGACATGTCGAGCCAGGTAGAGGACTGGCTGAGTACGTGTGCGATGAAAGAGATGGAGGCGGCTGAGTGGTCTTTATCTGCTGACGACGTGAGGCCGGTTCTGGGTGCGTCAGCGGCGTACATCTGGACAAAGCAGATCAAGTCCCAGCGATTTGAGAAGACGGTGCGGGACTACGACTACCGGGTGGAGGCTGGAACGGCTCGCAAGCCGAACAAGGTCAACCGGGTACGGCAGCTTAATGAGTTTGCACAGATTGCTATGCCGCAGTTGCAACAGTTTGCAGCACAGGGGAACCCAGGGCCATACAACGCTCTGATTGAGGATTGGGCCAAAGCGAACGACCTTGATCCTGCCCGTTACATGGTTGCTGAGGAGCCGGGGCCGGGGCCAGAGGAGCAGCAGCAGCAACAGATGCAGCAGCAGCAGCAGGCCCAGCAGCAGCAAATGCAGCAACAGCAGCAGGCTCAGGAACAGCAGATGCAGGCCGAGGCTCAGGCAGAGCAGCAGAAGCAGCAGGTTGAGATGCAGATGAAGCAGATGGACTTGCAGGGTAAGCAGCTAGACATGCAGGGGAAACAGCTAGACATCCAACTCAAACAGGACAGCCTAGAGATTGAGAAGGAGAAGCAGCAGCTTGAGCTTGAGATCATGCGAGAGAAGAAGGCGGGGGAATGATGCAGGATCACAACGACGTTTTGAAGAAGTTACTTGGTGCCGTGGGTGACATGGACTTCGGGCACATGGAGAAACACCACAGCGGTGGCCAGCGTGCGCCGGGCAGGGAGTTGATTCGCCGGGCCAATCTTGCCAGCAAAGTAGATGTACACAGTGAGAGAATGCGTCGTCCGGGTGACGAGGAGTTTTTGGCTGACAAGAAGAAGGCTCCCTTGGTCATGGCACTCGGTACGATTTCGACGCCGCAGGGCACGGTAAAGTTCCGCAAACGGCTTCAATAGGAGAAAGAATAATGCCAGGAATACCACCGATTTTGGGTGCTGGGGTTGGGCCTCAGCACGAGGAACTTATTAGGCAGGCAGCAAAAAAGGAGAGTCAGGAGGACGAGGCCCGGAGGTTTGGCCTAGAGGAGGATATTCCTGCGCAAATGAGGGAGCAGTTGCGAGGCGTTGATTTTACGAAGCCTGGCTGGAAATTACCTCCGCCGCATAAAATCTTCTCCCCGCCTCGACCAGGCCCAGACGGGACAACGCCGTGGAATCTCCCGTGGGAAAACAACATTCCCCCAAAATTTCACCCAGACAATCCGTTCGGGCGGCCAGGCCCGTGGGGAGCAGGATAGGAGAAAGAACAATGCCAGACGTACACCTAAATAGACACCGGGCTGAGTGCGAACGACTGGGTTGCGCCGAGTTTTTTGACCAGTTGATCGAGGAGGGGAACAACCCCGGTTTTGCTGCGATGCTGGCCCAGAGGCGGCCACCTGGCACGAAGGGAACGGACAGGACTTTCCTTGAGGGCAGCCACAACTGGGCACGCTCGATGGGAAAGACGAATCGGAAGCATGTTTTTGAGCAGGCAAAAAAAGCTGGCATATCCACACAGGGCAAGGTCTACAAGGGAGGCATTGGGAGGCCGAATGACCCAATGGCGTGGGTGAGCAGTTCTGGCGACGTGCTTGCGGCCTGCAAGGAGAAGGGCTTTTCCTGTGAGGGAGCGGTTAGCTACAAGGCACCGGCACAGAGGCCCAAGAGA